TGCGGTGACCATTCCGGCGAATGCCGAATGCACCATCGCCACCGTGAAATCGATCGACACTGCGCAGCGGGCCGCGTCCGGCCACAACGCTGCACAACCAAACCCTCCCGGCGCCACGGGACATCCCCCACGGAAGTTCACCCAGGAGGGTGTCAAGATGAAAACCATTGCTGAACAGATCACCGCGCTTGAGGCGAAACGCATGGCCTCCGCGTCCCGCATGGAAGATGTGATGCAGAAGTCGCTCGACGAGGATCGCACCAGCGATGCCGCCGAGCAGGACGAGTTCGACAATCTCTCGGCGCAGGTCGAGGCCATCGACAAAGACCTCGTCCGTCTGCGCTCGATCGAAAAGTCACAGGCGTCGGCCGCCAAGCCGGTGGTCAAGGCCAATGGCGAGGCGCGCTCGGTGGTTCGCGTCGACACGGCACAGCAGAAACTGCCGCCGGGCATTGCGTTTGCGCGCTTTGTGATTGCCAAGGCCGTTTCGTTCAAAGAGATGGTGCCGGCGGATCAGGTCGCTAGGCAACGCTGGCCGGATCACCCCGACATCGAACTCGCGCTCAAGGCGGCGGTGGCGGTGGGCTCGAGCACCACGCTCGCTACCCTCGTGACGCCGAATATCATGGCGAGCGAACTGATCGAGTACCTCTGGCATCGCACCATCGTCGGCCGCATCCAGGGCCTGCGCCGAGTGCCGTTCAACATCAAGGTGCCGCGGCAAACCTCGGTTGCGAGCGTGTCATGGGTCGGCGAGGCCGCGCCCAAGCCGCTTTCAGCGTTTGCTCTGGATACCGTGAGCCTCGGCTACTACAAGATCGCGGGCATCGTCGCGCTGACGGATGAAATCGTGAAATTCTCCAGCCCAGCGGCCGAAGCCATGGTGCGCGACGAGTTGGCGAACGCGATCGTCACCTTGATGGATCATGACTTCATCGATCCCGAGAAGGCGGCGGTCGCCGGCGTGTCCCCGGCGTCGATCACCAACGGCGTGACGCCGATCACGGCGACCGGCACGGCGTACTCGAACTTTGCCGCAGACATGGGAGCGGCCCTCGCCAATTTCGACGCGGCGCGGATCGACACCAGCAGTCTAGCGATCGTCATGAGCTCACGCATTGCCCGGTCGCTCGGGCTGATGCTCAACTCGCTCGGACAACCGCTGTTTCCGAGTATGTCGGCAACCGGCGGCACTGCGATGGGCTATCAAGTGGTCGTGTCGGGCAACGTCGATCCGACCGGCGACGTGGCGGCCAACGGCGATAACATCATCTTCATCAAGCCGGATGAAATCTTCCTCGCCGACGACGGCAACGTGTCGATCGACATTTCGCGTGAGGCGTCGGTGCAGATGGACGGCGCACCGGATAATCCGGCGGTTGCCACGACTGTTACTATCTCCGCGTTCCAGCACAACCTGGCCCTCATCAGGGCGGAGCGATATTGCAATTGGTTAAAGCGCCGCGCCCAGGCGGTGCAATACATCTCGGGCGCGAAATACGCCTAACAGTGACTTGTGGAAGGAACGGCTCGGAGCAATCCGGGCCGTTTGTTCAAAGGGAGATAGTCGATGGCCAGAGTACCGCTGATGGCTAACGAGCGATTCTATTACGACGGCCGCAACGTCGAGAAGGACGAGCAGTTCGACTGCGAGGAAAAGGATGTGAGCCTGCTCACGCATTCGGTCAGCCCGCGGGCAAGGTTGCTCGAAGCAGAGCCGAAGCGAGCAGCACAGAAAGAACCCGACGAGCCGGCGCCCAAGCCCGCGCGCTACAGGCGGCGCGACCTCGAGGCCGAGGACTCATGAAGATTTTCGGCCTGCCGATCCCGTTCACCGGCGAGAAGCAGAAGGATATGAGCGCCGTGCCATCCGGCCGCGGCGGCTGGTATCCCATCATCCGCGAGCCGTTCACCGGGGCCTGGCAGCGCAATCTCGAAATCAGGAACGATGACGCATCGGCATTCCATGCCGACTTCGCCTGCAAGACGCTGATCGCGCGTGACATAGGTAAGTTGCGCATCAGGCTTGCCGAGAAGGACAAGGACGACATCTGGTCGGAAACCACCAACCCGGCGTTTTCACCAGTGCTGCGGCGGCCGAATGATTACCAAACTCGCAATCAATTCTACGAAGCATGGGTGCTGTCGAAACTGTCGCGCGGCAATACCTATGTCCTGAAAGAACGCGACGACCGTAACGTCGTCACCGGCCTGCATGTGCTCGACCCGACGCGCGTGCAGCCGTTGGTGTCGGACGAGGGCGCCGTGTACTACCGGCTCAACAGCGACAACCTCGCCGGCATCGACGACATCACCGTGCCCGCGCGCGAGATCATCCACGACCGATTCAATTGCCTGTTTCATCCGCTGGTCGGAACGGCGCCGGTGTTTGCCTCGGGCCTCGCCTCGATGCTCGGCCTCAATGCGCAACGGACATCTGCGCTGCTGTTCGAGAATGCCTCGACGCCAGGCGGCATGCTGATTTATCCCGGCGAGATCAACGAGGTCGAGGAACAGCGCGTCAAGGAGCAGTTCGAGCAGCGGTTTTCGCGCACGAACCTCGGTCGCGTGGCCATCCTGAGTGCCGGCGCGAAATATGAAAAGGTGGCGATGACCAATGTCGAGGGGCAGATGGTCGAGTCGCTGAAATGGTCGGCCGAGGTGGTTTGCTCGGTCTACCATGTGCCGCCGTACAAGGTCGGTGTCGGCGCGCTGCCGTCCTACAACAATGTGCAGGCGCTCAACGTCGAGTACTATTCGCAGGCACTGCAATCCCACATCGAGGAAATCGAGGAACTGCTCGACCACGGGCTCGGCCTCGGCGGCTGGGCCGGCGGTATGGGCACCGAGTTCGACACCGAGAACCTGCTGCGCATGGACAGCGTGACCCAGGTCACCGCCATCCGCGACGCAGTCGGCGCCGGCGTGATGTCGCCGAACGAAGGCCGCGGCAAGCTCGACCTCAAGCCGGTGGATGGCGGCGAGTCGCCTTACCTGCAGCAGCAAAACTACAGCCTTGCCGCGCTGGCCAAACGCGACGCGCAGGATGATCCGTTCGCGCCGGCAAAGCCACCGGCACCGCCGCCACAGCCGGCCGCGGCTGACCAGGTGCCGCCAGAGCCCGACCCGCAAAAGCTCGCCGCCATGTTTACCGTGGAACTAAGAGAGGCGAGGGCCAGACATGCCGCCGCCTGAAGTTACTGGTGGCGCCAGAGGCGGGGTGTGGAATTTCAACACGGCAAGCACTGACACCAGCACATCCCCGGTCACTGGCCGCTTTCGCACCAATACCGGCACCTACCGCAACGCCACACAGATAGCAATTCACGGCACCACCACGCAGGGCATCAATCGGGCCGATACGCTGCGATCGCTGCTCGTCGACGACATCATCCAGTGCCAGGACTCGCTCGTCAGCACTGCTTGGTGCCGCTATGTCCTGCAGTCGCTGCCGATAGATAACGGCACCTGGTTCCAGTTGAATGTCGTGCTGGAAGCCGATGGCAATGTTAAGTCCGGTGAAAATCAGGAAGTCATTGTACTTTTCACCGCCAACAGCAACGCCGTCGCCATTCCCGTCTATGCGGAATCGACGGCATACACATCTACCAGTATCCAGATGGTGGGCGCCGTTGATACAATTCCGCAACAGACCGATGGCATACAACTGCTGACTGCTTCGATCACACCGAAGCGATCTACCAATAAGCTTCGAATTTGGGCCACGATACCGTTCGGGTCAACGCAAGCTCTCGGGGCGTGGTTTGCACTGTTTCGAGACAACACGGCGGCGGCCATCGATGCCGCGGTGGCCTTTGCGCCCGACAAAGGCAAGGGAGCCATAGCAAAACTCGACATTGATATCGCGGCGGGCACAACAGCCGCAACAACGATCAAGCTGCGATGCGGCAACCTGAATGGTAGCGCGCAAACTCTGGGCATTAATGGTGCGACGGCGCGCTGGCTCGGCGGTGCCTCGCGCGTCACGCTCTCGATCACGGAGCATGTCTGATGGATCGCACTGAGATAACAGCCCTAGCCGAGGGCATGGTGCCGTTCGTGCGCGAATGCATCGCCGAGGCCACCGCGGTGCCGCCCGAACTGGCCGAGCAGATAGCGAGCGCAGTGCGGATGCTGCATGAGTCGCCGGCGATCGAGCGTGAAGTGCCACGGCCGGCCAAGGTCACCCGCATCGAGCGCGACGAGGACGGCAACTTCGTCCCGGTCTACGAATGATCATCCTGTCTGACGCTGCGAGCAATGCCATGCTCGACGCGCTGTCCCAGTTGATGGATGGCGGCAGCATCGAGCTGTATTCGGACGAGCGCAGGCTCGCCGTGCTGCGGCTGGCGACACCAGTCGCCGATCCTGCGATCGACGGCGAACTCGAGTTCAACGAGATCGACGAGGAAGACGCCGCGATGGCGCAAGGCACCGCCACCGATGCGCGCATTGTTGCCGCTGATGGCAGCGTGATCTTTTCCTGCGATGTCGGCGACGAGAATTCCGAGGCGGTGATCCAGCTCAACACCACCAGGATTTACCGCGGCAGTCCGGTGCGGCTCAAATCATTCCGGCTGGTGATGCCGTAAATGGCCCAACAGACCATCAATGTCGGCGCCGCAATCAACGATGGCACCGGCGATCCGGCGCGGACGGCATTCACAAAATGTAATGCGAATTTCACCGAACTTTATGCCGCTACTTGGGGCAACGTCAGCAATTCAGGCACGCCGGTCAGTGGGCAACTGGCGCAATGGGTGAGTTCGACGGCGATCAAGGGCGTCGCGCCCTCATGCATTATTCGGAAATTCACGGCCAGCAGCACATATACGCCAACGGTCGGCATGGTTTACTGCATCATTGAATGTGTCGGCGGTGGTGGTGGTGGTGGGGTGGCCGGCGGGACATCCGGTCAGACGTATGGCGGTGGTGGCGGTGGTTCCGGCGGTTATTCGCGCGTGATGGCCACGGCTGCGGCCATTGGTGCTTCTAAAACAGTGACGATAGGCAGTGGCGGTGCTGGTGGTGGTCAGGGCGGCGCTGGTGGCAGCAATGGTGATCCCGGCACCGACACCTCGGTGGGTTCGCTCTGCATTGCCAAGGGCGGTAGCGGTGGCACTGTAGGTAATGCTGGCGGTTATGGTTATGGCGGTGCGGGTGGAGTTGTCGGCACTGGCGACATTACATTTCTCGGCAATGCCGGGGGCACCGGAATATACTCACAAAATGCCCTTTACAAGGGCGGCATCACTGGCAACGGCGCCGGGTCATATTTCGGCGGCGGCACCCCGGTAGCCCCCCTATCTGGGGCGGGGATAAGTGCCGTGAACAATAGTGGTGCCGGCGGATCAGGTGCCATAGCGGATAGTTCCGCTAGTGCCTTCATCGGCGGCAATGGTGGCAGCGGCATCGTGATTATCACGGAATGCATCTACAGCTAAAGGGAAAAGCCGATGGCTCTGACCTATCTCGAAACTGCGGACCTGATGACGGACACCGATTTTAACAGCCGCAGCCGCGTCGCGTGTTTGCACTACGCCAGTTACATCAATGGTGAGCCAGCAGATACACCAGCGCATAATACCCGCATGCGTTGGGCGCGCGAAACATTGGCCGATCCATTTATTGCGGTCAGCAAGATCATGCCCGCATTGGCAATGGACGCCAAGGTGCAAGAATTTGGCGGTGCGATCACTGATCCAGATTTGCAGAGTGCCATCGAGACAACCGTAAACAATCTGTTCTAATGCCCGTCGTCGATGGCGTTACTGCCGACAGCAGCCTCACCGCCGACAGCGGCTGCTGGACCGCAGATGGCCGCATCATCTGCATCCCGGCGGACGTGGTCGAGGCCGCAGACGCATCCGATACGCCCGATGCCGTCAGCAGCGTTTCCGCAGATGCAATTGAGGCCGCAACCGCTCTTGACGAAACCGATGCCGCTGTTGGTGCCAATGTCCTGTTCGGGACCGTGGACGAGGCGGTCACTGCGCTCGACCAACTCGACGGGACTGTTGAGGCGGCGACCGTCCCGATCGACGGCGGGGGTGCTTACTACCCGCCGCAGCCGCGGCCATTCCCGGTCGTTGGCCGCGGCTACGGCATCCTGCCGCAGATCGAGGGCGAGGCCCACGGCGTCGTCGGGGCGGTTGGCAAGAGCGCGGCGCAGTTTGTTATTCACGCCACGGCGGTCGGCGCGTGCGGCCAGGCCGGCAATGCCGCGGTCACTCTCAGCCTGGCGGTTGCAGGCAAGGGAGTCGTGGGCACCCGCGGCAACGGCCAGGGCACGATCATGAAATTCAGCGGCAGCGCGACCGGGCACCACGACGACGATGAGGCGGCCGTGATCGCAATCCTGCTGGCGGCATAAGAGGCAGTGATGATCCCTGCTCCACAATATACGATTCACCAGGCCATCGGCGTTTGTCTGCGCATGGGTCAGCTTGCGCTGGACGAGGTGCGTGCGCTCGCGCGCGTTCCTGGCCCAAAGGGCGAGCGCGGGGAACAAGGCAAGCAAGGGCCGCCCGGCGAACGCGGCATCAAGGGCGAGACCGGCCGCAACGCCGGCGACCTGACGTTCCTGCAGGACTACGTCGCCGAGCAGGTCGGCCGCGCCATCAAGACGGCGTCGGTCACGACCTCGGACGGCGGCCGGACCCTACGCTGGGCCATCGGCGACATCGTCCACGAAATCAAGACAGCCGTTGTCCTTGATGCGGGCGTCTGGAAGGAGGGCACCGCCTATGCCGCCGGCGACGGCGTCACATCAGGCGGCTCGTTCTTCATCGCGCAGGCCGACACGTCAGCCAAGCCCGGCAAGTCGGACGAATGGCGCCTCGCCGTCAAGCGCGGCACCGATGGCCGCGACGCTCGGACGACCGAACGTGCGCTCGAACCCGTCAGGTTCAAGTAAATGCACTCAACCCTGGAAATCATCAGCGAAGACCCCGACAGCGCCGGGCCTGACCTGGTCAGCCTCGACGACCTCAAACTCGCGCTCGGCATCGAGGGCACGACCGAGGACGCCACGCTGCAGGCCGCCATCACGTTTCAATCACGCATCATTGCGGAGTATTGCAACCGGCGTTTTGGACTCGCCGAGGTGGTCGAGACCTTCACCTTTGATCGCTACGAGGACATGCTGCAGCGCCAGGCGCTGACGCTGTCGCTCTATCCGGTGGTTGAGGTGACCGAGGTCGCCGGCATGGCTGGGACCGACTACAGCTTCGACCCGACCAGCGGGCGGCTGTGGATGAGCACCGGCTATTGCTGGGTCGACACCGTCACCGTCAGCTATTCGGGTGGCTATGACTTGCCGGAAGAAGCGCCGGCCCGGCTGCAGCGCGCGGTGATCGATGCGGTCAACGCCGGCCGCACCTCCAGCTACCGTGATCCCACCATCCGCGAAGTGCAGCATGGCGACGCGCGCGTGTCCTACTTCACGCCGTCGATCTCGTCGACGACCGGATCGTCCGATTTCCTGTCGGCGGCGGCGTCCGAGCTCATCAAGCCATACCGGCGGTTACACATCGCCTAGGGAGGCATTGCCATGTCACTCAGCGGTATAGTGCTCGGAATCATCAACATCGCGATCGTCATCGCGGTCCTGTTGTTGGTAGGTGCGATCATCCTCTGGTTCTTGTCGTGGATGGGCATGGCGGTGCCGGGCAACGTGCAGAAGGGCTACCTCGCAGTGGTGGCGTTGATCGGCCTGTATATGCTGGTCGCGTTGCTGTTCGGCATCCCATCGGTTCGCATCATCGGAAAAACAGGAGGAAACCATGCCGCGTGGGCAACATGGTCCGTCCATCAAGAATCCGGCGTGCTATGAAGCGCTGCGGCGCAAGGGCAAGAGCAAGTCGAGTGCTGCGGCAATCTGCAATGCGGCCCTGAACAAGGGCTATCGCAAGGGCGTTCACCGGATCAGGCGACACAAGTGATCGACTACAGCGCACTGCTCTATGACCCTATCTATGACGCGCTCGGCGTGCCGGCGACGCTGACCGCCGGGGCGACCGAGGTCGCGCTGACCGTGATCGACGACACCCGGCCGACGACCAACACTAGCGGCGGCGTGGAAGTGCGCAGCGTCGGCCCTGGTGCCTTTGCCCGCATCCCCGAGCTGTCCGACAACGGCATCGCGCGCGACGACTACATGGATGCGATCCTTGCATTCAACGGCCGCGCCTGGGTTGTGCGTTCCTATGAACTGCGCGGCAGTCCGAATGGCGAGGATGCCGGCGAGGTGCGGTTTCTGTTGAAGGAGGCGTCCCTTGGCTGATGTTCGCGAGAACATCCTGGCGCGGCTGGTCGAGGTGGTTGCCACCATTCCGAACATTCGCTCGGCGCATCGCAACAATGTTGACATCACAGAAGATCAGAAGCCGGCCGTAGTCGTGCTCGACGGCGACGAGGAAGCCAACGACGCACAAAATCGCCGGTCGAACAGCCCGGTCATGGTGCAGATGACGCCGGGGATTGTCGTCTTTGCCACTCCTAACATGGACGGTTCAAGCCTGTCAGTGATGCGACTGGACCTGATTAAACTGGTGTTGTTCGACACCGGACTCAACAATCTGGTTGCCAAATCCAGTCCGCGCGGCGACGGCACCATCCGATATCTCGGATGTCAGACCGATGTGGGTTGGTCGCGCACGGAGTTCGTGGCGATGTCGGCACAGTTTCAATTTAAGTACGCACTCCAGCCAGAACAACTCTAGAAGGAGAACAGGCAATGCCCGCGTCACCGGATGTCCAGAACTATCATATTGGTAAAGGCGTTGTGAGCTTTACAGAAGAGGGTGGCTCACTTGTCGATCTTGGCAACTGTCCGTCATTTGTGTTCTCGCCTTCGGTCGAAAAAAAGGAACACTTCAGTTCCAGAGAAGGAGTGAAGACAAAAGATTTTACGGCAGTTGTATCGGTAGCTGCCACCGTAAAATTTACGCTCGACGAGATCACGGCCGCAAACCTTTCGTTCTTCGCGCAGGGCGATGTGGATACGACCGTACCCGGCGCCATCACCATCAACGGCCTTTCCAAGACCGAGTTCACCGGCGAACTCAAGGTCATCGGGTCCAATGAGATCGGCCAGAAGATCGATTGGACGGGGACCGTTTCGTTCGTGCCATCCGGTGATTTCAGCTTCATCACCGACAAGGATGATTTCTCGACCATCGAGATTGAGGCCGAGGTGCAGAAGGACACTGACGGTTACTTCGGTGTCTGGACAATCCACGACACAGTAACGCCGTGAGGTAACTAATGGCAGACCTTCTGGACATTGCACCATCGACGGCGGTCGAGGTGGTCAAGATTGACGGCATGCGGATCACCGTGCGCGGCCTGCATGGCGATGCCATCGCGTCCATTGTGGCGCGCTTCCCTGAGCTTGGGGTGCTGCTCGGCGGCGGCGGTGATATCGGGCCGCGATTGATAGAGCGGTTCGGTGGTGCGATCGGTCCCATCATTGCGGCGGGCTGCGGCCATCTCGGCGATGAGAAATATGAGCGCCACGCCTGCGCGCTGCTGGTCGAAGATCAGTTGAGATTATTGAAAGCAATTTTCGGGCTGACATTCCCAAACGGGTTGACCTCCTTCATCGAGGCGATGACGGCGTTCCTGCCAGGAGCGGGCGAAGGAGAGAAACCCGTCAAAGTGCGCTTGCGGAAATCGCCATCGCCATCACAGCCCTCATCCGACGAGGGTTCCCGCCCGACTATGCAATGAGCCTGACGCCGCGGCAGATCGCGGCCTATGTCGAATTCAACGACAAGCTCGACCGCATCGATCGTGCCGGCGCCCTGACGATCGCCGCCATCGGCGCGCAGGGCGACAGCGAGACGATCGAAAAGACAATCAAGGACATCACCGGCTAATGGCCCAGTTCAAGGTCACGGTCGATCAGCCGCGTTGGCTCCAGATGATCCGCGACAAGCAGCGGCCGGTGGCGACGGCTGCAGTTGCAGCTTTGCGCGACGTTGCCGCCGAGTCGGTTCAGGAAGGTCGCAGCAACATCGCGGGCTCCGGCCGGTTCGGACCAAAATGGCAATCCGGTTTGCAATACCGGACGGAAGGCGCAACGGAAGGCGGCGAACCGTCACTGCAGGCCAAGGCCACCATCTTTCACAAAATCGGCTACGCCGGTGTGTTCGAGTTCGGCGCGACCATTTCGGGCAAGCCGCTGATGTGGATACCGACCACGCGCGGGGGGCCAACAGCTCGCCGGTCGGGAAAGAAACTGGTTTCGGCGACTGTGCGCGGCCAGCCGATGCTGTTCGATGCCAACGACCCGGCCCGCGACCGCAAGCCGCTCTATATCGGCGTGCCCTTGGTTCGCATCGAGCCAAGGTGGCGCATAACCGAGATCGTCAAGGAACACGCCGCGAAGATTGGCATGCTGTTTCTCAAGCATTTCAAGGGTAACTAATGGTCGAAAAACTATCCATCCAGATTGCGCTCGATGGTGGCGCCGAGATCGAGCGGCAGCTCGCCGATATTGGCTCGGCCGGCCAGAAGGCGTTTGCCGATATCACCACGTCGGCGGAACAGGTCGGCGGCTTCAAGCAGCTCAAGCCGGACGAGGTGACGGCAAAACTGCAGGAGATGGGCGTCACGGGCGTCGACGCCATCGACAAGATTCAAGCCGCGGTGCGCAAGGCCGGGCGGCTGGAAACCCTCGTTCAGGGCATCCAGACGGCAGAGAGCGCCCTGAAAGCAATGGCCCTGGCGGCCATTCCAGTTGGCGCGGCGATTGCCACGGCAATGACCGCCGCTGCCAAGGCGACGATTGCTTTTGCGGGCGAGGTCAACAAGATCAACGACCAGGCGATCAAACTGGGGAAGGGTGTCGAGCAAGTAGACAAATTCCGCGCAGGTTTGGAGCGGGCCGGGGTGTCGGCGAAAAGTGTCGGCGAAATCCTGGGCAGCAAACTGGCATCCGAGCAGGGGATTACCGGACTTGAGGCATTCATCCGGCAACTGGAGCGGATGCCGGACAGCATGGAGCGCAGCAAGGCGGCCACTCAGGCGTTCGGAGCGGCTGGAGCGGAGCTGATCCGAATTTTGCAAACCGGAAGCAATCTGACCGGGTTCAAGGTGGGAGGGTTGATTTCGGCGGAAGACGCCAACAAAGCCGCCGAACTTGATGCGGCGATCAATCGCCTGGAAAGCTCGTTTAATCGGCTCAGTACAATCTCGTTTGCGCCGGCGTTGACGGCTGGAATCAATCTTGTATCGGGAGCCGTGCAGGCATTAGGCGCACGGATGGAATCGATACCATGGAGCACGTTATTGTCTGCCGCGAACCTGGGGCTCAACCCGGTCGCGAGTGCGGTGAATTCACTGATTTCGTTATTTGGTGGGGTTAGTTCGGCGGTACAGCAAGTCGGAATAGAAACAGAAAAGGCGTCGGGGTTGTTCACGCAATGGGGAACAGCAGCGCAACAGGGTGGGCAACAGGCCGCGGGGGCAGCAAAAGAGGCGGCGACGGCATTCACGTCGTTCGGGACGACGGTAACGCAGGCGGGGCAGACGGCGGCATCGGCGGGACAGACGGCGGCGTCGGGATGGGATGTCTTCCTGGCAAAGCTGCAGCAGATTGCCTTGGCGGCCGGCAAGATATTGGGCGGCGGCGGTGGCGGCGGCGGTGGCGGCGGCGTTCCTGGCAAAGCCAGCGGCGGCTTGCTCGGCGGTCGCGGCACCGGAACATCCGATAGCAACTTGGCTTGGCTTTCGCGTGGCGAATACATCATGCCGGCGCGGGCGGTGCGACAGCCTGGCGTGCTGGGCTTTCTGGAAGCGATGCGGCGATCGGGCCGTATCCCCGGCTTTGCTGCAGGCGGCCCAGTCGGCACCTCGCCAGACCTGCTTGGTTCGACGGCCGAGGCCCTTGGCAGCGTGTTCGCTATGCTCGGGGACGCAGTCGATGGTATGAACAAAGCGAGGGACCCACTTCACAACAGCCTTTCTAAGGTAATG